CTCGGGGAAGGCGCCGCCCGGCAAGAAGATGCTCGGGCCTGTCGCCGGCGGCGCGGTGCGGCTCGCGCCGATGCCCGAGGACGGGCGGATCGGCGTGGCGGAGGGGATCGAGACCGCGCTCGCCGCCATGGCCCTGTTCGACGTTCCCGCTATGGCGGCGCTCTCGGCCGACGGGCTGCGGCGCTGGCAGTGGCCGGAGGGAACCCGCCACGTCACCATCTTCGCCGATGCCGGGCATGCCGGGATGCAGGCCGCGGCGACGCTGGCAGATCGGCTGAACGTCGCGGACATCCCCTCGCGCATCGTTGCTCCGCTGCATGGCGACGATTTCAACGACGACCTGCGTCGCGGGGCGACCGCCGCCGACTACGAGCAGGCGGCTGGCGGGGAGCCGAAAGCGCCCGCCACCGCGGCGGCGCCCGCGACGGTGGAAGAGCTGCTCACCGCCGCCTCCGGTCTCACCCGGCCGCCTGACTCCGAGCCTCTCGCCGACCTGCTGGGTCGGCTGGCCCTGGCGCGGCTCGACCCGCTCCCGGAGCGCCAGGTCCTCGCCGCGGTGAAGATCGCCACGGGGATCGCCGTCTCCATCTTGGAGAAGCAGCTGGTGGAGCTGCGCCGGCGCGTGAACGCGACCGGCGACGTTCGCCGCGCGCCTGTCCGGCCGCCCTGGGCATCGCTGCTGCGGATCGACGCCGGCGGCACGCCTGAGCGGAACGAGGCCAACGTCATCACGGCGCTCTCGCTCGACGCTGCCTTCACCGGCGCGCTGATGTTCGACGAGTTCAGCCAGGAGATCATCGTCGCACGGGCGCTGCCCTGGGATCCTGCAGGCACGGTGCATCCCCGCCCCTGGAGCGAGGCGGACGACGTGCGCTGCGCCGAGTGGCTGCAGCGGCACGAGATCAACGTCCCGCCCGTGGTGGTCGGCCGCAGTGTTGTCGCCGTGTCGCGCAACGTCCGCATCCATCCGGTACGCGACTACCTCGAAGCGCTGGCCTGGGACGGCACGCCGCGCCTCGACATCTGGGCCGTCACCTACCTCGGCGCCGAGGACACGCCGCTCCACCGGAGCATGGCCGCGCTGTGGATGGTCTCCGCCGTGGCGCGGATCATGCAGCCCGGCTGCAAGGCCGACCACATGCTGATCCTGGAAGGGCCGCAGGGCATCCGGAAGTCGACCGCCCTGAAGGTGCTGGCCTCCGAGCCCTGGTTCACCGACGAGCTCGCCGAACTCGGCTCGAAGGACGCGGCGCAGCAGATGCGCGGCATCTGGATCATCGAGATGGCGGAGCTCGACGCCATCGGCCAGGCGGACGTGTCGCGCATCAAGGCCTTCTTGAGCCGCACCACCGACCGCTATCGACCGCCCTACGAGCGCTACGTCGTCACCGTGCCGCGGCAATGCGTCTTCGCCGGCACGGTGAACCCAGACACCTACCTGCGCGACGAGACCGGCAATCGGCGCTTCTGGCCGCTCCGCTGCGGCGACATCGACCTCGACGGGCTACGGCGCGATCGCGACCAGCTCTGGGCCGAAGCAGTCGCGCGCTATCGCGCCGGGGCGCCCTGGTGGATCGAGGATCGCGCGCTCGTCGCCGAAGCGAGTGCGGCGCAGGAGGCGCGCTACCAGGGCGACGCCTGGGACGCGCGGATCGAGCGCTGGCTCGTCTCCGAGCGCAGGCCGGTGAATGTCGGCGTCGGACACTTCGAGGACTGGCAGGAGCGCTTCGTGCCGAGGGCAAAGCCGCTGACCGACGTCTCGATCGGCGAGGTGCTGGAACAGGCGCTTGGCATCGAGGCCGCGAAGTGGACGCGCGCCGACCAGATGCGCGTCGGCGCGTTCTTCCGCGCGAGGAAGTGGGCGAAGTACCGGACGAAGACCCCGCCGCGGGAGTGGCGCTACGTGGCGCCCGGGACGCCAGCGCCATGACGCAGCGGCACTCCCGTCCAACCTCGTCCAACCTCGTCCAACCTCGGCGCCTGAGGTTGGACGGGCGGAGACGCGGGTTTTCTGCGGCATTCCGCGCGCTCGTCCTGTCTCGTCCAACCTGTCCAACCTTCTCCCTTAGAGCCATACGCGAAGCATGTAGGTCCGCCGGACATCCATTTTCCTATACGGGTTTAGGGGCGAGGTCGGCAGGTTGGACAGGTTGGACGGCGCAAACCAAACCGCTGATTAAACAGCAGATTTCCTGTCCAACCTGGTGTGGCGAGGTTGGACCAGGATGGACAGCCAGCCCTCGGCAGCGCCGCGGCCCGATCGCGCGCGGGCCGCCCAACCCGTCGATCAGCCCCTCGAAGCCGGGCAGCGACGGCGAGCTCCGCCAAGAACCGCGCCGTCGCCGCCCTCACCAGGACGATCCCCTTTCGGAGACCCCCATGGCTCCCGTGACTCTCCCCATGCCCGCTGTCGGCGCAAGCGGGCCGCCTGTCGTGGCGCCGCTGCCGGTCGCTCTCGCACGTCCCGCTGTCCTCGCTCTCGACCTCGGCACCACCACCGGCTGGGCACTGCGCAGCCAGGATGGCGGCATCGCCTCCGGCATCATGACCTTCCGACCCGGCCGCTTCGAGGGCGGCGGCATGCGCTACCTGCGCTTCCGCAGTTGGCTCGGCGAGCTGGCAGCGCTTGCCGGCGGCCTCACGCGCATCGCCTTCGAGGAGGTGCGCTCCCACGCAGGCACGGACGCCGCGCATCTCTACGGCGGCTTCCTCGCCCACCTGTCTGCCTGGTGCGAGGAGCGAGGTGTCCCCTACGAGGGCGTTCCGGTCGGCACGATCAAGCGCTTCGCCACTGGCCGCGGCAACGCCGACAAGGCGGCGATGATCGCGGCAGTGCGCGCTCGCGGCTTCGCACCGGCGGACGACAACGAGGCGGACGCCATCGCCCTGCTGCTCTGGGCCACCGAGGGCCAAGGAGGCCGGGCATGAGGTTGCCCGCCTCGCCGGCACTGCCCCGATGCAGCCTCGACATCGGCCGCAGTCCGACCACCGAGGCCGAGCTCAACGCCATGCGCGCCGCCGCTTGGCACCGCCACGGCGTCGCCGCCCTGTCGGTGGCGGACATCGCCGACCCCTGGCTGCGCCAGGCGATCACCAACGAGGCCAACCGCCGCTGGGGACAGCGGCAGGGAGGACATGGTCATGGCGGGTAGGCGCAAGCAGAGGCGCGGCGGCGCGGCGGGCGAGGATCTGTCCAGGCCCTCGAAATGGCGGCTGCAGCACGGCGGCTTCTCCGAGCCGATCCGCGAGGCGGACCCGGAGACCGGCACGCCTGTGCTGCACCGCCGCGCGGTGGACACGCTCGGGCTGATGCTGGCGAAAGGCACCATCACGCACGAGATGCACGAGGCGGCGGAGATCTTCCGCAGGCTGTTCCGCATCGCCTGCTTCGACGGCATGGCGACGTCGCAGCTGCTTCGCATCCCAGGCGCCGGGAAGGACATGCTCTCGACGCTGCAGCTTGATGCCCGCTGTAGGATCGCGGCGGCGCTGGACGCGCTCGGGGGGCACGACAGCCCCGGCGGCGCCTGCGCCTGGTTCGTCATCGGCCTGGAGTTCTCGGTGCGGGAATGGGCGATGCGCCAGGGCTGGGCGGGACGCCGGCTGCATGGCCCGGTGGCGCAGGGCATCCTGGTCGGGGCGCTCGGAACGCTTGCCATGCATTTCGGGCTGACCCCCCGCGCCACGGCGGCGTGACGCGGCGGCCAGGGCGATCCGCGTCGCCCCGGCCGCGCTGTTACAATTCTCCCCGTGGCGCTGCGGAAATCGTTGCCGCTAGACTCCTCGCACGTTGAGAAGGTGCGAGCGCATCTCGATCCTTGAGCCGCATGGTTCCTTCCCGCGCCTGGCTTATGCGGGACGCGGGAGCGCGCAAGCTTCCTAGCGCCAGGCCGGTTTTCCAGGTTGCCAGCGTTGCGCAGTTGCCAGCCGCGCCGGCCACCATTCCATCACCACGCAGGTGCAGATGCCTCAGGCCCCCTGGGCTGCGAGCGCCGTCGAGGCGCGCGCGGTCGCCGCGCTGCTGCCCTATGCCGGGAATGCACGCACGCATTCCGCCGAGCAGGTGGCGCAGATCGCGGCCTCCATCCTCGAGTTCGGCTTCGTCGCGCCGATCCTTGTGGACGAGCGTGGCGAGATCATCGCCGGCCATGGTCGGCTGCTGGCCGCGAAGTCCCTCGGCCTCGACACTGTGCCGACGATCGTCCGCGGCGGCCTGACCGAGGCCCAGAAGGCAGCGTATCGCCTCGCCGACAATCGCATCGCGCTGAATGCCGGCTGGGACGAAGCGCTGCTCGCGGCCGAGGTTGCGAAGCTGCAGGAGATGGGCGGCGTCGACCTCGCGCTGACCGGCTTCGACGGCGCCGAGATCGAGCGGCTGCTGGCCGGGCTGGAGGCGGTGGCAACCGAGCCTGGCAACGGCGCGGCTGCCAGCCCGGCGGTTGCCAGCGTTGCCGAGCCGGCCCCTGGCAACCAGCCGGACGCGGATGGCGCCGAGCCGGTTGCGGATCCCGCGGATGCCGAACCGGAGCCGCCACGCCAGGCCGTCGCGCGGGTCGGCGACATCTGGTTGCTGGGCGAGCACCGCCTCGCCTGCGGCGACAGCACGAACCGCTCCACCGTGGCTCGCGTCATGGCCGCGGACCGGGCAGCGCTGCTTTTCACCAGCCCGCCCTACGGCAATCAGCGCGCCTACACCACCGGCGGCGTCTCCGATTGGGACGCGCTGATGCAGGGCGTGTTCCAGCATCTCGACGGTGCGCTGCGGCCGGACGGCCAGGTGCTTGTCAACCTCGGCCTGATCCACCGCGACGGGGAATGGCTGCCCTACTGGCAGGGCTGGCTCGACTGGATGCGGGCGCAGGGCTGGCGGCGCTTCGGGCTCTACGCCTGGGACCAGGGGCCCGGCCTGCCGGGCGACTGGAACGGGCGCCTCGCGCCGGCCTTCGAGCTGGTCTTCCACTTCAATCGCGAGGCGCGGCCCCCGAACAAGATCGTGCCCTGCAAATGGGCCGGCACCCCGAACAAGGGCAGCGGGCTGCGCGCAGCCGATGGCGAGGTGAAGGCCTATACCCACATCGGCCTGCCGGTGCAGGAGATGCGGATCCCGGACAGCGTGCTGCGCATCACCCGCCACAAGGGACGGGGCATCGAGACCGAGCACCCGGCGGTGTTCCCCGTCGCGCTGCCGGAGTTCCTGATGCGCGCCTACACGGAGGAGGGCGACGTCGTGTTCGAGCCGTTCGGCGGCTCCGGCACCACGATTCTGGCCGGCCAGCGCATCGGGAGGCGCGTCCGCGCCATCGAACTCGCACCGGCCTATGTCGACCTCGCCATCGCCCGCTGGCGCATGCTGCACCCCGACCTGCCGGTGACGCTGGCGGAGGACGGCCGGGACTACGACACCGTCGCCGCCGCGCGCGCCGAGGAGCCCGCCCGTGCCGCCTGACCTCCGCGTCGAGACGCTGCCGCTGGCCTCGCTCGTGCCCTACGCCGCGAACGCCCGGCAGCACCCGCCCGAGCAGGTGGCGCAGCTCGCCGCCTCGATCGGCGAGTTCGGCTTCACCGTGCCGGTGCTGGTGGACGATGCCGGCGTGCTGATCGCCGGCCACGGCCGCGTCCTCGCCGCCAAGGCGCTCGGCATGGAGGCGGTCCCCGCCATCCGCCTGTCGCACCTGACCGAGGCGCAGGCGCGGGCCTATCGGCTGGCCGACAACCAGCTCGCGCTGAACTCCACCTGGGAGGAGAGCCTGCTCGCCGCCGAGCTCCGCGCGCTGCGCAGCGACGAGTTCGACCTCGGAATGATCGGCTTCGACGCCGGCACGCTGGACCGGCTCCTGGCCGAGGCGGTGCCCGAGGTGGCCGCGCGGGGCGGCGGCGATCCCGACGCCCCGGCGCCTCCGCCGCCCGAGGCGCCCGTCACCCGCGCCGGCGACCTCTGGCTGCTCGGCCCGCACAGGCTGCTCTGCGGCGACGCCACCTCCGCTGCGGACGTCGCGCGGCTGCTCGACGGCGCGCGGCCGCACCTGATGATCACGGACCCGCCCTATGGCGTGAACTACGATCCCGAGTGGCGGAACGAGGCGGGCGTCTCGGCGACGATGCGCACCGGCAAGGTGGCGAATGACGACCGCGCCGACTGGCGCGCGGCCTGGGCGCTGTTTCCCGGCGACGTCGCCTATGTCTGGCACGCGGGCATCCACGCGCGCACCGTGATCGAGAGCCTGGAGGCGGCCGGCTTCGCGGTGCGCAGCCAGATCGTCTGGGCCAAGCCGCGCTTCGTGCTGGGGCGAGGCGACTACCACTGGCAGCACGAGCCCTGCCTCTACGCCGTTCGCAAGGGGGCGACCGGCCACTGGCAGGGCGCGCGCGACCAGGCGACGCTCTGGCCGATCAGCACCGGCGGCGACGAGGACGCGGCGACGGTGCACGGCACCCAGAAGCCGGTGGAGTGCATGCGCCGGCCGATCGTCAACAACAGCGCGCCGGGGGAGGCGGTCTACGAGCCCTTCTGCGGCAGCGGCAGCACGATCATCGCCGCCGAGACGACGGGGGGCGTCTGCTACGCGATGGACAGCGACCCGCGCTACGTGGACGTCGCGGTACGGCGCTGGCAGGCGTTCACCGGACGCGCTGCCGTGCTGGCCGGGGAGGAGACGGTCTTCGACGACGTCGCCGCCGCCCGCAGCACGCAGGCGGCGGCGTGAAGCCCTATGCGATCAGCGCCATGAGCTTCGCGCGGACTTCCTCAAGCTCGGCCGCTGCGACGCGGCCCTTGTGCGAAGCGCGCCGGGCGCGCCAGTCGAGGCTCTTCACCTGGTCGGCAAGGACCACGCTGTCGGGCTTGCCGGCGATCGCAACCTCGAACGGGTAGCCCTTGATCCGCGTTGTCAATGGACAGCAGACTATCAGGCCGGTCTTGCCATTGTAGGCCGCTGGGCTCAGCACCAGCGCCGGGCGGCGCCCGGCCTGCTCATGACCGGCCTGGGGGTCGAACTCCAGCCAGACGATGTCGCCCGCGTCCGGGACGTAGGGCGCCCGCCTCACCACACCTCACGGCCCTTCGCCGGGCCGAAATCGACCGCATCGTGCCGGTTCTCCTCGGTGATGCGATCGAGCAGAGAGGCGAGATCCCAGCTGCGATCGCGGATCGGCTCGATGATGATCCGCCCCTCCTCCTCGCGCAGCTCGACAGGCTGATCGAGCGAGAGACGCGCGGCCGCCATCACCGACGCCGGAATGCGCACGGAGGCGCTGTTGCCCCACTTCTTGATCGTGACGCGCATCGCGCCCTCCGATTGTTCGCTGTTCCCGGGCTCTAGGGTACCGCCATGGATGTGTCAACATTGTAGATACGGCCCGCCAGGGATCGCGGCTCCCTGGCGGACGCCATGGCCACGGGGCGCCGGTGCCGGCAGCTCTCACTCCTCGATCCGGTAGATCGAGTGGGATCCCTTCGCGCCTTGCTTGTTCGGCCCGACCTGGCGGATGCGCTCGGCGGCGATCACGGTGATGCCCTGGCGCTTCTTCAGGCCCGCGAAGAACCCCCGCACCGTGTGCGGCTGCCAGCCGGTGGCCTCGACGATCTGCGCGATGGTCGCGCCCTCCGCGCGGCGGAGCATCGCCAGCACCTGCTCCTGCTTCGTGCCCTCGCGCGGCTTGCGCGGCGCGCCGTGCTCGCGCGCGGCGCGGGGCGGCTTGCCGGCCAAGGCGACGCGGAGCACCTGCATCGGGCCGTCAAGGGCGGTGATCATGTCCGTCTCGCGGTTGGCCTCCTCGTCCCAGGCGGCCAGCACCGCGGCGGCAGCGTCGCGCAGGCTCGCGCGCGGGGCGGGCGTTGGCGCGACCTGAGCGGGTTCGGCGTCCTCCGCGGGGACATTCTCCTCCGGCGCGTCCTCCCCGCCCGTGGGCGCCGTGAAGGCCACCGGCGTGGCCTCGGCCGGCGCCGGGCGGTGGTGCCGGGTGGCGTCATCGGCCGCGGTGCTGTCCTCGGGGTCGAGGCCGATTGCGCGCAGCCCCTGCTCGGTGAGGCGCAGCAGGCGGGTGCGGCCGTCGATCTGCCAGACGTCGCGGGCATGGTACGCGGCGGCGTGTTCGTCGCGGACCAGCCCCTGCTTGAGCAGGGCCTTCGCCACTGCCTGCCGCGCCCCGGCGGGCAGCCGGTCGGGCGGCGGCGCCAGGCGGTCGGGGCGCTGGCTGGCCTCGATCAGGATCGCGCGCTGGGTGTCGGTGAGCGTCATCGCGGGGTCTCCGGCTGCCGGAGCCGACCCTCGGCCCCCTACCACCCCGAGCCCCGCAGGGTGGCCTGCCGGGGCATGGGCGGCGCCGCGCCGCGGCGGGCGAGGCGCGTCAGTCCTGCTGCGCGGCCTCGGCGGCGATGCCCTCGCCGAGCACGAAGCCCGTCAGGTAGGGCAGCCCCGCGGGGATCCCGCTCTCGCGGCTGATGCGGCGGCTGATCCGCCAGCCCATCCAGGTGGCGGTGGCGCGGGCGATGGCGTCGGGCAGGCTGGCGCCGGCGTGGAGATGGCTGCCGACTTCGTCCGCCAAGTGCCGGCCATGGCGGCTGTCCAGGAAGGCGCGCACCGAGTCCGCATCCGCACCCGTCTCGCCCTGGATGGCGGCGAAGGCGATCGGCCAGGCGGCCGCGGCGCGCTCGCCCATGGCGCCCCAGAAGCCCCAGGCCTCGTTCCGGGTGGGCAGGATGGTGGGGTTGGTCATCGTCGTCTCCATCGTGGTGCGGGGCATCCCCTGCGCGTGACGGAGCATTCGCGCTGCGGCGGGGGCTGAGCCAAGCGCGATGCGGCGCTGCTTCATGGCTTTGTTCGGGGGGTTGGGATCATCTTCTGATCAGAAGGAGGTCGGCCCGCGCCCGTCATCGATGTCGATCACCGCCGCCGCCTTCTCGATCGCGAGGAGCAGGGCGGGCACGCCCATGCGCGGCCGGCCGGTGATCGGGCAGCCGCGGTCGAGGATCTGGACGACCATTGCGTCCTTGGTGGCCTCCGCGATGGCCTGCGCAAGGCACAGCCCCTGGCGCTGGTGGTCCAGCACCTCGGCGGCAAAGCCGCGTCCCAGACGGCTGTCGAGGAAGCCGCGGACATCATCCGCCTCGGCCCCGGTCGAGAGGGCGATCGCCTCGAAGGCGATCGGCCAGGCGGTGGCGGCCTGCTCTCCCATCGCGCGCCAGAAGCCGCCCTGCCTGTTCTGCGCGGCCAGGATCATCGTCTCGGTCATCGTCGTCTCCATCATGGTGCGGGGCATCCCCTGCGCGTGATGGACCATTCGCGCTGCGGCGGGGGTTGAGCCAAGCGCCGTCGCCGCGATGGCGATTGCTATCTTCGAGGGATCTCGATCACATCATGATCGCCGCTGCGCAGTCGGGCCGCGTGGCCTCGCAGCGCGAGGTGGCGCGCCGCCTCGGCATTTCCCACACGGCGCTGCAGAAGGCGCAGCGCGCCGGCCGTATCGCGCCCGAGGCCGACGGGGCCTGGGATGTCGAGAAGGTTCGCGCGCGGCTGGCGGACAGCAGCGATCCTGTCCGGAAGACCGCGACTCTGGTGCAGCCAGCAGTGGCAGCACCCCGGCCCGCATCGCCGCCGCCTGTCGCCGCGATTCCGCCGGCCGCCGATCCCCTGCCGCGCGCGCCCCAAAGCACCTTCCACGACGCGCGCACGGCGAACGAGGTGCTCAAGGCGCAGGAGCGGCGGCTACGGCTCGACGAACGAAAGGGCAAACTGGTCGACAAGGCTCGTGCGCTCCTGCTCGTGCACCGGCTCGCCAAGGAGGAGCGCGACGCCATCCTGGCCTGGCCCGCCCGCGTTGCGGCCGAGATGGCGGCCGAACTCGGGGTCGATGCGCACCGGCTGCAGACGATGATGGATGCGCGGCTGCGCCAGCACCTCGCTGAGCGGCACGATGTCCGCGTGAGCGTCGGCTGATGGTGGGCGAGCATCTGCTGGACGAACTCGGCCGCTTCGAGGGCGACGCCGAAATACTGCAGGCCTGGCGCGACGGCATGGCGCCGGAGCCGGCGCTGCTCGTGTCGGAATGGGCCGACCGACATCGCCTGCTCGGCAGCCGCGGCTCCGCCGAGCCCGGGCCGTGGCGCACCGCACGCACGCCCTATCTGCGCGAGATCATGGACGCGTTGTCGCCGGCGCACCCGGCACGGCGCGTGGTCTTCATGAAGGGCGCGCAGGTCGGCGGCACCGAGTGCGGCAACAACTGGATCGGCTACGTCATCCACCACGCGCCGGGGCCGATGCTCGCGGTGCAGCCGACCACCGAACTGGCCAAGCGCTTCTCCGACCAGCGCATCGACCCGCTGGTCGAGGAGACGCCGGCGATCCGGGAGCGGGTGGCGCCGGCGCGGTCGCGCGACAGCGGCAACCGCCAACTGTCAAAAGAGTTCCCGGGCGGCCAGCTGGTGATGACCGGCGCGAACAGCGCGGTCGGGCTACGCTCCATGTCGGCGCGCTTCCTGTTCCTCGACGAGATCGACGCCTATCCGGGCGACGTCGAGGGCGAAGGCGACCCGATCGCCTTGGCCGAGGCCCGCGCCCGCACCTTCGGCTGGCGGCGCAAGATGCTGCTGGTCTCGACGCCGACCATTGCCGGCCTGTCGCGGATCGAGCGCGAGTACCTGGCGACCGACCAGCGGCGCTACTTCGTGCCCTGTCCGCATTGCGGCCACTGCCAGCATCTGCGCTTCGAGCGGCTCGTCTGGGACGAGGGCCAGCCGGAGACGGCGCGGTATCTCTGCGAGGATTGCGACGGGGCGATCGGGGAGCAGCACAAGGCAGCAATGCTGGCCGCGGGCGAATGGCGGGCCACCGCCACGGCGACGGACCCGCACGCCGTCGGCTTCCACATCTCGGCGCTCTACTCCCCGCCGGGCTGGATGCCTTGGTCGGAGATCGCCCGGCTGTGGCTCGCGGCGCAGGGCGACGACCGCGCGATCAAGACCTTCCGGAACACCGTCCTCGGCGAGACCTGGCAGGAGGCGGGCGAGGCGCCGGACTGGCAGCGCCTCTACGACCGCCGGGAGCACTGGCCCGCCGGCACCGTGCCGATGGGCGGGCTGCTGCTGACGGCCGGCGTAGACGTGCAGCGCGACCGCCTCGAGGCGAGCCTCTGGGCCTGGGGCCGGGACCGCCAGTCCTGGCTGGTCGAGCACCGCGTGCTCCCCGGCAACCCCTTCGAGGGGAGGGTGTGGGAGGAGCTCCGCCTCACCCTCGGCGAGACCTGGCGGCACGAGAGCGGGCACCGCATGCCCATCGCCATGGCGGCGATCGACAGCGGCGACGGCATGACGACGGCCGAGGTCTACAGCTTCGTCCGCCGCGCCGGCGCGGGCCGCGCCATTGCGGTGAAGGGCCAGGACGGGCTGCGCGCCGCGATCGGACAGCCGGCGGCGACGGAGGTGCGGCGCAATGGCCGCAAGCTCGGCGGGCTGAAGGTCTGGCCGGTGGGATCCTCCTTCCTGAAGGCCGAGACCTACGGCTGGCTGAAGCTCGACCGGCCGACCGAGGAGAGCGGCGATCCCTTCCCGCCGGGCTACGTGCACCTGCCGGTGTATGCGGCGGGCGAGGAGTTCTGCCGGCAGATCACGGCGGAGCAGTTCGTGGCCCGCGCCGGGCGGAACGGCTTCCGCCGGCTGGAGTGGGTGAAGACGCGCGAGCGCAACGAGGCGCTGGACTGCCGGGTCTACGCCCGCGGGGCCGCGGCGGCGCTCGGCATGGACGGCTGGGGCGAGGGGCGCTGGGCGCGGATGGCCGATGCGCTGTCGCTGCCGGCGGCGGAGCCGACGCCCGCCAAGACGCAGCATGCGTCCACCTCCGCCATAACGCGCCCCCGCGCCTGGCTCGCCCCGCGCTCTGGCTGGCTGCGCTGAAGGGAGGACGCGCATGGACCCGACCGTCCTAGCCTGGGCGCTTGCGCAGCCGGCCGGCAGTCGTGCGGCTGCGCTCGCCGCGGCCTACACGGGCGGCACCACGCGCGTGACCTTCGACGGGCGGACCGTGGAGTACCGCAGCCTCGACGAGCTTGGCCGGGCGCTCGCCGTGCTGCGCGGGGCGGAGATGAGCGCAGCGCGCCGCCCCTCCATGACGCTCGCCGCATTCTCGCGGGGCGGCGGGGCATGACGCGCCTGCGGCAGCAGTCACTCACCGGGCGCGATCAGCGTGACTGTCGGGAAATGGCTGCGGTAGCGGCGGACATCACGGGTCAGCAACGGCAACCGGGCGACCGCGGCATGCGCCCCGATGAAGAAATCCGGCAGCACGCCTGTGCGCGTCCCGCCGCCCGCCCGGTAGCGCTGGAACACCTTGCCGGCCAGGAACAGCGCCTCGCGCGGGATGGGCGCCGTCTCGACCTGGGCGATGGCGAGCGCCTCCTCGACCTCCTCCATCCGCAGGAAGCACACCGAGAGCTCGGCATACACCACGTCATTGATCAGGATGGGGCCACGGACCGCGGCCGCCTCGAGCTGGCGCTGCGACCAGTCCGCCCAGGCGGGGTTCTCCGTGACGAGGTCGAGCAGGACATTGGTGTCGACGAGCGTCACCTCAGCCCTCGCCGCGGGTCAGCGCCATGATCTCCTCGGTGGTCATCCCGGCACTGGCGCGCCCGCGCAGCCTGGCGAAGCGGCTTGGCGGACGGCGGGTCGGGCCGCGGCGGCCCAGCTTGCTCAGCACGACGCGCCCGTCCTCGGCCACCTCGAAGGCGACCGTGCTGCCTGGTTTGATGCCGAGCAGCTCGCGCACCTCCTTGGGAATGGTGACCTGACCCTTGGTGGTGACCGTCGTGGCCATGGGCGCCCCTGTAATACCGAAGTTCTGGCGGGTCTTACTTAACGCCTCGCCCGGGTGGCTTCCAGTGGAGAGCGCGCGATGATGGAACGCCTCCGCGCGGCATGGCAGGCGCTGCGCGGCTATGCGGCGGCACAGGACCAGCGCGCCTCCGCCTGGGCGCCGTCCGGCGGCAGCGCCACGAGCGAGGTCGGCATGGCCGCGGCGACGGTCGCACGCCGGGCCCGTGACGCGGTACGCAACGATCCCTACGCCAGCCGTATCGTCGATCTCTGGACCGGCAATGCGGTGGGCGCCGGCATCACGACGCGCTGGCCGGATGCACGCCACGCCGATGCCTGGCGCCGCTGGGCGGAGAGCACGGCCTGCGACGCCGAGGGGCGGCTGGACCTCTACGGCCTGCAGGCGCTTGTGATGCGCGCGGTCGTCGAGAGCGGTGAGTGCTTCGTGCGTTTCCTGATGGTGCTTCCGTCGCCCGCCAATCCGATCGGCCTGCGGCTGCAGGTGCTGGAGAGCGACCACCTCGACACGGCGCGGAACGGCATCGTCGACGGGGCCGCGACCATCCAGGGCATCGCCCTCGGCGAGGCCGGCGAGCCGGTCGGCTACTGGCTGCACCGGGTGCATCCCGGCGCGGCCTGGATCCTGCCGGGCTCGACCTGGCTCAGCAGCGAGCGCATTCCGGCCGGCGACGTGCTGCACGTCTATCGCAAGCGCCGACCGGGCCAGCTGCGCGACGTCTCCTGGCTTGCGCCGGTGCTGCTGCGGCTCCGCGACCTCGGCGACTACGAGGCCGCCCTGCTGATGAAGGCCAAGATCGAAGCCTGCCTAGCCGCGGTCGTCACCGAGGAAGGCGACGAGGCGCTCACCGGCGCCGCGGCCGGCCTGCTCCGGGACGCCCAGGGCCGGACGGTCGAGAGCTTCGAGCCAGGCATGATCCTCTACCGTCGCGGCATGGGATCCGTGGAGGTGGTGAATCCGAGCGGTGGCGGCAGCCACGCCGCCTTCGCCCGCCGCGCGCTGGAGGCCGCTGCCGTCGGCGCCGGCCTGACCTACGACCAGGTCTCGGGCGACCTGACCCAGGCGAACTACTCCTCGCTCCGCGCCGGCAAGATCGAGTTCCGCCGGCTCTGCGAGCAGGTGCAGTACGGCATGCTGATCCCGATGCTCGTCCGGCCCATCGCGGACCGTTTCCACGCACAGGGCGCGCTGCTCGGACTGTGGGGTGCCGAAATGCCGGACGGTGTCAGTCACGTGCCGCCGGCGCACGAGATGATCGACCCGCTGAAGGACACCACCGCCCTCATCGCCCAGGTCCGCGCCGGCTTTGTGCCGCAGCCCGAGGCCGCCGGCGCGTTCGGTTACGACTTCCGGGCCGCGGTGGAGATGATCCGCGAGGCCAATGCGCTGCTCGATGAAGCGGGCATCTCCCTCGACACCGATCCACGCCGCGTCGCGAAGTCGGGCGCCGCACAGGACGCCGCGCAGATGGCCGCCGTCGAGATCGCCGCCACCGGCGCCGCCGCGCCTCCCCGCGCCGAGCCAACCCCAGGAGCCCCCGCATGATCGCCGGCGCCTACGACTGGGCGGACGACATGCTCAAGATCAAGAGCATGCAGAAGAAGTTCCGCGACAGCTTCAACGGGACCGAGATCAACCCGGCCCGCTGGGATGTCGCGGCCAGCGGCAGCGGCATGGCGCTCGCGGTCGCGGACGGGACCATCACCATCTCGACCGGCACGACCCTCGACGACGAGATCGTGCTGACCAGCCGCAGCGCCTTCACCATCCCGCTGCGCGTCATGGTCGCGGTGAACCTCAGCCAGCGCATCGCCGGGCAGTCGGTCTGGCTCGAGCTGGTCTCCGTCGATCCGACCTCCGCCCAACCGGACGGCCGCAGCGCCGCGGCCTGGCGCCTCGACGGCACCAGCCCGACGCTCGCGAATTACGAGGTGCAGAGCGAGGGCGCGCCGCGGCTCGTCACCGCCTCCGCCTCGACCATCCCGACCACGGTCCCGGCGGGCTGGTCGGTGCTGGAGATCGAGCCGACCAACGACGAGTGCTGGTTCCACGGCCGGCAGATCGACACCACCGCGGCGCGCTCCAACTCCTATGTCCGCCACCAGCAGATCCCGGAGCCGAATGCGCTCTACCGCTTCCGGATCCGGGTGCGGAACCGGCAGTTCATCAACGGCATCTCGGCGGTCGCCAACAACGGCTCCGGTCTGGTGCGGATTACCCGCGCCGCGCATGGCTTCGCGACGAACGACGTGGTGACGGTGGCGGACGTCTCCGGCGTGCCGGGGGCGAACGGCACCTTCACCATCACGGTCATCGACGCGAACAGCTTCGACCTGGTCGGCTCGACCTTCTCCGGCGCCTACCTGAACACCGGCTGGGCCTCGGTCTCGCGCAACCTGGCGCCGGCGTCGAGCACCGACGTGAAGGTGCAGTTCGTCACCATCGCCGACTACGCCGAGCTCACCACCGAGATCACCGCCGGCCGCGGCCAGTCGGTCGCCGGCCAGGGGCTCGGGGTGAACGTGCTGAGCAATGTCGCGCCGACGCTGACGGCAGTGGGCGGCCAGGCGCGCAACACGAACGGCGCTCTGCCGGTGCTGGTCGCCACGGGACTGGCGGCCAACCCCACGGCGGTGACCACCGGCCGCGGCATCGACCTCTTGGCAACGCTGATCGGCGCGCTGGTCAACAAGCCCTTTTCGATCCCGGAGGCGGACTGGCAGTACGCCGGCGCCGCGGGCGGGATCACCGGCACAGCCGACGTGGTGCTGAAGGCCGCGGCCGCCGCCGGCATCCGGAACTATGTGACCTCGATCGACCTGCGGAACGCCCACGCCACGGTGGCGACGGAGGTGGTGATCAAGGACGGGGCGACGGTGATCTGGCGGCAGCTGCTGCCAGCAGCGATGGCCTCACCCGTCGACATCACCTTCCCGACGCCGCTGCGGGGCACGGCGGCGACGGCGGTGAACTTCGCCTGCCTGACCACCGGCGCGCAGGTCTACGTCAACGCGCAGGGCTACGCCGCGCCGTGACGGCCGTCGTCCACAGCTTTTCCCGCGCTTAGCCACAGGCTTATCCACATGAGCGAGACGACCGAGCCAGGCGGGGGCGACCCCGCGCCGGATGCCCCTGCCATGCCGATCGTGGCGCAGCGCGCGCTGGCGGCCCCGGCCACCGTCGATCGTGCCGCGCGCACCGTCGAGGTGGTGTGGTCGACCGGCGCGCGGGCCCGCAACTTCGTCCCCGCCCTCGGCCTCATCACCGAGGAACTGGAGATGTCGCCGAACGCGGTGCGCATGGACGCGCTGCGCTCGGGCCAGGCCCCGGTGCTGAACACGCATCGGCGCGGCGATGCCCGCGACGTCCTTGGCCGCGTCACGGCCGCCCGCCTCGAGCGCGGCCGCGGTTACGCCACGCTGCAGTTCAGCACCGCCGCCGATGTGGAGCCGGTCTGGCAGCGCATCGCCGACGGCACTCTGCGCGCGGTGAGCGTCGGCTATCGCGTGCACCGCTACGAGCCGCGGCCGGACGCCGCGACCGGCGAGACCGTCCACCGCGCGGTGGATTGGGAGCCCTTCGAGATCTCCGTCGTACCGGTCCCGGTAGATCGTGACGCCGCAGTCCGCGCGCAGGGGGAGCAGGGCCTCTCCGCGCCGGCGATCGAACCCGCCCTGCCTGACGAGGAACCCACCATGCCCGAGACGACGCCGGAGACCCCGGCCGCGCCGGCGCCGTCTGCGCCGCCCATCCCGCCCCAGGAGACCACCGTGACCACCACGCCCAGCCCTGCGCCGGCCGCACAGCCCGAGCCCACCCGCGCCGCGCCCGCGCCGGCCACCCCGCCGATCGACCTCGACGCGATCCGCGCCGAGGCCGAGCGCGCCGTCGCCGAGCGCATCGCCAGCTACGAGCCGGTGCTCGCCGCCGCGCGCGGCCTGCTCCCCGCCGACACCATCGACGCGCTGCGCCAGGCGGCGATGCGCGATCGCGCCAGCTCCGAGGTGCTGCGCGCCCGGCTGTGGGAGGCCTTCACCCAGGCGCAGACGGCCCGCCCGACGCTCCCGGCCCGCCCGGAGAGCGGCCCCGGCCACGATGATCCGGCGCAGCTGCTCGACGCCATGGCCGAGGCGCTCGCCGCCCGCTCCATGCCGGGCTACCAGCCGCAGGGCTCCGGCCGCCACGCCGAGTTCATGGGCTGGCGGCCCTCCGACATGATCGGCGAGCTGCTGCGCGCCGCGGCGATCGCAACCCGCCGCGCAACCCGACGCTGCTCGCCGAGCGCGCCTTCCACACCACGAGCGACTTCCCGGCGCTGCTCTCGGCCGCGGCCAACAAGATGCTGCTCGCCGCCTATCAGCCGGCGCAGCCGACCTACCGGCAGATCTTCCTCCGCCGCGACTTCCGCGACTTCAAGCCGCACCGGCACCTGCGCATCGGCGACTTCCCGACGCTGCTGCCGCTCGCCGAGAACGGCGAGATCCAGGTCGGCACCATGTCCGAGAGCCAGGAGATCGTGCTGCTGCAGACCTTCGCGCGGCGCATCCGCGTGACGCGACCGATGCTGGTCAACGACGACCTCGGCGCCTTCACCGACTTCGCCGCGGCGATCGGCCGCCGCGTCGCCGAGTTCGAGAACGCGACGGCCTACCAGCTGCTGAACAGCGGCAATGGGGACGGCCCGACGCTCACCACCGGCAACGCGACGGTGTTCGGCACCGGCGCGGGGCGCGCGAACAAGGCCGGCGCAGGCTCCGCCCTCGACCTGCCGAACCTCGCCATCGGCCGCGCCGCCATCATGCGCCAGCGCACGCTCGACGGGCTGCCCATCTCGATCGGCAGCACCATGCGCCTCCTGGTCGGCCCGAGCCAGGAGCTCGCGGCGCGGCAGCTCACCGTCAGCGTCGCCGCCAACCAGATCGGCAACGCGAACGTCTTCGCGGGCTTCGTGCAGCCGCTGGTCGAGCCGCTGATCCAGAACAACCGCTGGTACCTGTTCTCCGATCCGCTCTCGGCGCCGGTCTACGTCTACGGCTACCTGAACGGGGCGGAGGGACCGCAGGTCACCACCGGCCCGGTCTCGGGCGTCGACGGCGTCGAGGTCAGCGTGATCTTCGACTTCGGCGTCGGCGCCATCGACTGGCGCGGCGCGTGGTTCAATCCGGGGACGTGATCATCTCGACCGCAGGATGGGCACGCCATAGCGCCTGGCGTGCCCGTCATCGGTCACGAAAGTCGCGTTCTCGGCCGCTGCCTGAGCGAGGAGGAGCTGGTCGAACGGGTCGCGATGCCGGTCGGAGGACGGCAGCAGCAGCAGCCGCTCGACATGCCCGGGCGTCAGGTCCAGCAGATCGAACCCGGCGCGCACGCTGTCCTGGATCAGCGCGGAAACGTCGACGTCGAGCTTGCCGATCCGCACCTTGATCGCCGCCTCCCAGAAGGAGACGACGCTGACCAGCACCGTGTTGGCGGGGTCGGCGATCGCCGCGCGGGCCTTGCGCCCGAGCTGATCGTCGCCGGCCGCGAACCACAGCAGCACATGGGTGTCGAGCAGCAGCCTCACGCGGCCGGGCCGCGGCGACGCGGCGGGAAGGGGTCGGCCTCCATCGCGGCCAGGACATCCGGCGGCGTTTCCCGGAAATCCGGCGCCATGCGGATCCGCCCCTTCATGAAGCCGAACGGCCGCGGCGCAGCGGCCGGGCGCTCCACCGGCACCAGGCGGGCCACCGGCTCCCCATGCGAGGTGACCAGCACCGACTGCCCGCGTTGCACGCTCCGCAGGTGTTCGGAAAGCCGGCCGCGCAACTCGCGCACGCTCACCTTGGCTTCGTCAGGCATGCCCCCCTCCGTGACCACATGGAGTGTACACGCGAGGGTCGCCCGCGGCAACGACCCCGCACCCTCGTCTCGCCGCTCTACGCTCTTGAGGAGACCCTCCCCATGCGCAACTGCCTTCGCCCCGACGCGCGCTCCATCCCGATGCTCGTGCCCTACCCGGGCGGCATCCTCGCCGGCCAGGGCCTCCTGGTCGGCGCCTTCTTCGGTGTGGCGGCCTCCGACGCCGCGCAGAACACGCCGGTCGAATGCGAAACCCGCGGCGAGTTCGAACTCCCGAAGGAGCCTGCGTTGGCCATCACCCAGGGCGCGCGCGTGTTCTGGGACAACACCAACCGCCGCATCACCACCACCGCCAGCGGCAACTTCCAGGTCGGGCTGTGCACCGTCGCCGCCGCCGGCGCCGATCCCACCCTGCGCGTCATGCTCGCCCGCGTGCCGGCGGCAGGCGCATGATGCCGCGGCCCGAACGCTTTGCCGCCTGCGTGGCCGAGGTGCTGCGCCACGAGGGCGGCTATGCCGACCTTCCGCGTGACCCGGGCGGCTGCACCAACCGCGGCATCACCCGGCGCACGCTGGAAGGCTGGCGGCGGGAGCCGGTGAGCTGCGAAGACGTCCGCGCGCTGACCGAGGCGGAGGCGCGGGCGATCTACCGTGCGCACTACTGGAACGCCGTGCATGGCGACGAGCTGCCGGCCGGCATCGACCTCGTCGCGTTCGACGCCGCGGTGCTCAGCGGCCGGCGCCGGGCGGCGCTGTGGCTGCAGCAGGCGCTTGGCGTCACGGCTGATGGGGTGATCGGCCCGCGGACGCTGCGCGCAGCGCGCGGCGCGAATGACCGGGCGGCGGTGATCACCCACGCCTGCCGCCTGCGCCTGGACTTCCTGCGCGGGCTCGACACATGGCGCGATTTCGGCCGGGGCTGGAGCCGCCGCTTGGGGGAGGTGCGGGCCGCGGCGCTCGCCATGGCGGGCGCATGACCGCCTTCACCGCGGCCATGGCGGCGCTGCTCGCCGATCCCCATCTCGGCGCGGCGGCGCTCTACCGCCAGGGCGGCAGCGGGCCAGCGGTGCCGGTGCGCGTGCTGCGCTCCTCGCCCGATCGCGTCGCCGGCACCTTCGACACCAGCCTGCTCCAGGCGACCGACGTGCTCGCCGTCGCCATCGCTGCGCTCCCCGACCTCGCCCCCGGCGACAGCTTCGCCCTCGGCGACGAGCTGCTTACCGTCACCCAGGCCGAGCGCGACGCCACCGGCACCGCCTGGCGCGTCCTCTGCCAGCGATAGGACCACCGCCATGCCGCAGAACAGCCCGAGCCTCTGGCTGGTGGCGGTCGAGCTCGCCATGGGCGCCGCCGCCGGCCTCGCCGGGGGCTTCGTCCGCTGGAACCACCCCGAGCGGCGACGCCTCGGCTGGCGCCTGGCCTGGGAGGTGCCGTCGGCCGCGCTGGTCGGCAGCGCCGGCTACGCGCTGGCCGGGTTGCTCGAGTTCAACGAATACGGGCGGTTCCTGTTCGCCTTCGTGTTCGGCTATCTCGGCCAGGCGGCGCTGCACGACCTCGCGGTGGCGATCCTGCGCCACCGCAGCGGCCTGCCGCCGGGCGGGCCTGCACCGTGAGGCTCGCCGCCAGCCTGACCGGCGATCTGCGCCGTCTGCTGGCCGAGGAGGTGCGCGCCGGGGAGCGGGCGGCGATGGCCGCGATCCGCGCCGAGACGGAGCAGGCCAGGCAGGAGCTGCGACAGCAGGTGATGCCGGCCTTCGGCGGCAACGCGCGCGGGGTGGCGAACGCCTGGCGCGCGCGGGTGTTTCCGACCTCGGGGGAGTCGCTGCGCCCGGCCGGGCTTGTCTGGACCAAGGTGCCGGACGTGATCGACGCCTTCGAGCGCGGCGCGCTGATCCGCCCGAAGGGCGGAGGGAAGTTCCTGGCCATCCCGACCGGCTTCAACCGGCAAGGCAGGCGGCGCGGCGCCAAGGCCCGGGTCAGCCCGCCGCAGATGGTCGCCTCGCGGCAAGGGTTTCTCCGGCCGTTCAAGTCGGGGCGAGGCTTCGTGTGGTGCCTGCCGGTGCGGCAGGGGGAGCGCACGGGGCGCGGCCGCGCGCCGCTGATCGCCGGCGGGCTTGCTCCGGTCGCCAGCTCCCGCCGCAAGGGGGCAGCGGCGTGGCAGCAATCGCTGCTCGCCCAGGGCTTCGTGCCGATGTTCATGCTGCTGCCGCAGGTCAAGCTCGCCAAGCGGTTGGATGTCGCCGGCACCGCCGAGCGCGCGCTGCGACGCCTGCCCAGGCGCTTCGTCGCGGCATGGGAGCGCGAGAGCGGGAGGATCGCCGCATGAGCACGCGCGAGACCGCCATCGCGGCGCTGCACGCCCGGTTGCAGACGGTGCTGGCCCTCCGCAATCCCGCGCCCCTGGTGCTGCGCGGCGAGACCGTGCCGCAGCGCATCCCGCCCGGCGGGATCGTGGTGATCCGCGATGGCGAGACTGTCGAGGAGACGCCGATTCTCTCCCCGCTCTCCTATGCCGTCCGGCATGCGGCCGAGGTCGAGATCATCGTGACCGGGGCGACGCCAGCCGCGCGGGTCGCTCTGCTCGATGCGCTGCTGATGGACGTGGCCGCGGGCATCGCCGCGCACCGCACCCTTGGCGGTGCGGTCGAATGGGCCGAGCCGGGCGCTGCCGACTTCGAGGACGTGACCTTCGAGGGCGCAGCCGCCGCGCGATCGGCGCTGATGCCCGTCTCGCTCTTCTTCACCGTGGCGGCGACGCCGCTGTCCTGACACAGGGAGGTTCCCCATGCCCCGCGCGATCGGCGCCAACTGCCGCGTCCACATGTTCCCGGAGACGGTCTATGGCACCGCGCCCGGCGGCAACTGGCGGCGCATGCCCTTCCTCTCGGTGGACCTCGGCGCCGAGCAGCCGCTGCTCGACAACGCGATCATCGGCGCGGGCAACAACCGCGACGCGGCGGCGCCCTTCCTCGATACCGTCACCGTGCAGGGGCAGGCGGTCGTGCCCGTCGATCAGATCAACATCGGCCACTGGCTGCGGCTGCTGCTCGGCGCTCCGACGACGACCGGCACCTCGCCGAACTTCATCCATACCTTCGGGTCCGGCGCCGCGACGCTGCCCTCGAATGCCATCGAGATCGCCTATCCGGACGTGCCGAGCTTCGAGGTGTGCACAGGCGTCCGGGCGAACAGCCTCGAAATCGACTTCTCGCCGACCGGCCCCGCGACGGCGATCTTCGGCCTGATGGCGCAGGGCAGCGTGCGCGCCGGCACGACCGGCGCCGGCACGCCGACGAGCGCGACCATCACCCTGTTCAACAAGGCGCAGGGGAGCATCCAGCGCAACGCGGCGCCGCTGGCTCAGGTCACGGCCGCGCGGCTGTCCTTCACGAACAACATGGAGGCCGTGCGCACGATCCGCGCCGACCGCCGCATCGAGGGCGTTGATCCGGGCATCTGCCAGGCGACGGGCCAGATCACGGTCCGCTTCGAGAACACGACGCTTCTGACCCAGGCCCAGGACGGCACGGCAGCGGAGTTCGCCCTGGCCTACACGATCAACGCCAACCGCAGCCTGACCTTCACCCTGCACGAGGTCTACCTGGCGCTGGCCAGGACCCCGATCGAGGGGCCGGCCGGGGTGGAGGCGAGCTTCGAGTTCCGCGCGGCATTCAACGCCACCGCCACCCGCATGATGACCGTGGCGCTCAGGAACGATCAGGCCGGCACGGTCTATTCGTGAGGATCACGTCTCGCCAAACATGCCACACAGCGCGTCCTGCGGATCGCGGGCCCCGTGCAGCACCCGCAGGATCCGTGGCGGCGTCGCCGTCGCCCGATAGACGATCACAAACTGGAAATCCGGCACGACGAGGAAACGCACATCCTCGGGCGCCAAGGCAGGGCGCCTGACGCCCATCTGCGGATAGGTCCCGATGCGAAGGGCGGCGGCCACGACCTGCTCGCGAAGCCGCCGCGCCGCTGCCGGATTGTCGTCGGCAATGAACGCCGCTGCTTCGGCGAGGTCGCGACGTGCCTGGGCCGACAGGATGGCCGGGCGTGGGGGCGCCGAGCTCAGCGGGCGTGCTTCCGAGCCCGCTTGGCTTCCGCCTCGGCGATGATCGCGTCCATTTCGCCGGCGACCTGCTCGACCTCGAACCAGCCCGTCTCGTCAGCCTCGCGCTCCGCGGCTTCGAGCATGCGCGTGAAAGCCGCGCGCCTCTCCTCCTGGTGCTGCAGCAATCGCAACGCCGCGCGCATGACCTCGCTCACACTGCCATAGCGCCCAGAGGCCACGCAGCGCTCCGCAAAGCCTTCGAGCTCGGGCGTCAGGCTGACATTCGGCATTCCGTCCTCGTGCTCGTGCCATGTCAGACTTTGACATGGCGGGGGTGCATTTCAAGTCCGGAGACCTCCTATGCTCACCCTCGACCTCCCGACCGAGCCGTACTGGATCGACCTCGCGCGCGGCGTGCGGGTCGAGATCAGGCCCGTGGACACCGCCATCATGGCGGCGGCCCAGGCCGCGGCGGCACGCCGCCTCGGCGCCATGCGCGCCGCCGATCCCGATCTCGATCCCGACCTCGCGCGCGGGCTCGCCTTCGCGCTGCTCTGCAAGGGCCTCGCCCGGCACGCCATCACCGCCTGGGAGGGCGTCGGCGACGCGGCCGGCAAGCCGCTGCCTCTCACGCCCGAGGCGGCCGAGCGACTGATGGACCTCGACGACATGGCCTCCTCCTTCTGGGACGCGATTTCCCGTCCGCTGGCGGCGGTGGCGTCCGAGGGAAACGGCTGAGGGGCCGCGCCGAATGGCATTTCGGCGTTGGCCCGGAATACTGCCGTGGCTGCGCTGGCTTGCAACGCGACTGCGGCATCCAATGCCCGTACGCCGTCCACGCCCCCGCCAGTGCCGAAGCCGCCGCCGTCTGGCGGGCGGGAACGGCGGCGGCGAGGATCGGGCCGGCGGGGCTCGAGGTCGATGTGGCCGGCGCCGTCGCGCTGGCCGCGGCGGCCGGTGTCACCGGATGGGCGGCGGCCGAGATGATCGCGGCGTTCCGCGAGGGCGTGGACCTGGGGCAGGCGGCCCGGCGCAGCCGCGCCCCGGCGGCGGATGGAGGCGGCGAGAATGGCTGACGCCACCCGGCGCGTCTCCGTCCGGCTGTCGCTCGATGACGGCGCGCGCGTCAAGCAGGGCATGCGCGAGATCGGCGAGGCCGGCGACCGCGAGCTCAAGCGCATCAAGGACGGGGCCGATCGCGCCTCGCAGTCCCTGCGGCTTCTCGATGCGGCGACGCGCGCGCTCTCCTTCCTCGGCGTGGCGGCCGGTCTGCGCGCGCTGGTCACGGCCGGCGATCAGCTTGCCGCGTCCATGGGTCGGCTCACGAACGCACTCGGCAGCGTCGAGCGGGCCGGCGAGGTCTATGAGGCCCTCTACAGGGACGCCTTGCAGACCGGCGTGGCGGTGCGCGAGAGCGCCGAAACCTTCAGCCGCTTCTCCATCGCGGCGCGCGAGATCGGCGCGACTGCGGAAGAGGTGCTCCGGCTCGTCACCGGCCTGCAACGGCTTGCGATCTCCTCCGGCGCCAGCACGCAGGAAATCCAGGGCAGCACGCAGCAGCTCGCGCAGGCGCTCGCCTCCGGCGTCCTGCAAGGCGACGAGCTTCGCAGCATCCTCGAAGGGATGCCCCGCCTTGCCCAGGGTCTCGCGCGCGAGCTCGGCGTCTCCATCGGCGAGCTTCGCAAGATGGGGAGCGAGGGCAAGCTCACCGCCGATACGGTGTTCCCGGCGCTGCTTCGCGCGGTCGAGCGCGTCAACGGGGAGTTCGACCGCGCGCCGCTTTCGGTCGGACGCGCCTTCGGGCAGTGGCGGCCGCGGCCGACCAGTGCCTCGCGCGACTGGATCAGGCGATCGGCCTGTCGAGCCGTCTCGCGCAAGGGCTTTCGGCCGGGGCGTGGGCGCTCGACACCGTGCGGCGCGGGGCGGGGCTGATGACAGAGAGCGAGCGCGTCGCCGACATGCGCGCGCAGCGCGACGCCATCGCGGCCGAAATCCGGCGCCTGGAGCAGGAGGCCGAGCGCCCGCCGCCGCGACGCGGCACGATCCGTCGCGGGCTGACGGGCATCGCGGAGCGCCAGGCCGGCGTCGATCGCGCGCGCCGTCTCGAGGAGCTTCGCCAGCAATACCGCGAACTGAACGAGGAGATCGAGCGCCAGGAGCGGGAGGCCGCCGAGCGCTCCGAGGCCGAGCGGGAGGCGGCGGCGCAGCGCGCGGCCGAGGCGCGTCGTCGTCGAGCAGAGCAGGATGTCACGGAGCTTCGCCGGAAGCTCGAAGCCGAGTTCCGCATCCAGGAGGAGTTCGAGGAACGCATCCGTCGCCTGCGCGAAGCCGAAAGCTCAGGCGCCATCGACGCGGCGGAGCGGCAGCGTCTGGAAGCCCTGGCGACGCGCGAGCGCGACGAGGCCCTGCGCCGCCTGGAAGGCTCCGTCCGTCGCGTCACGGCGGCGCAGCGCGAGAACCGCGACGCCGAGCGCGAGACGAACGACATCCTGCGCGAGCGCGAGCGGCTGATCCAGAACAACGAGGACGCGCAGGAGCGCTACGCCCGCCGCATGGAAAACCTCGGTCGGCTCGTCGAGCGCGTCGAAAGCATCGGGTTTCCGATCCCGGACGAGACGATCTCTCGCGAGGCCCAGGCCGCGCTGGACGAGCTTGAGCGTGCGCAGAACCGCCTGACCGACGCCACCAGCCGGACTTCGGACACGGCCCGCGAACTCGGCCTGACCTTCTCGTCGGCCTTCGAGGACGCGGTGATCCGCGGGAAGAAGTTCTCCGACATCCTCAAGGGGATCGGCCAGGACATCGCGCGCATCATCGCGCGCCGGACGATCACGGAGCCGCTCGGCAATGCGCTGAACGGCGTTCTGTCGGGCTTGTCCTTCGGGAACGTGTTCAGCGGCATCGGCTCCTGGCTCGGCGGCCTCTTCCGCGCCGAGGGCGGGCCGATCGCCGCCGGGCAGCCCTACATCGTGGGCGAGCGCGGGCCGGAATGGTTCGTGCCGAAGCAGGCAGGCGCCGTCCTGCCGAACGGCACTTCGCCCGGCGGCACCACGATCAACACCAGCATCGCCATCGACGCCCGCGGCGCGGATGCCGGCGTCGAGGCGCGGCTGCGGATCATGGGGGCGCAGATCGCCCGGCAGGCTTCGGCGATGACGCTGGACGCCATCCGCCGCGGCGGCGCGGCCTACGAGACGGTGCGCGGATGACGGAATACGCCTGGCCCGCCGAGCTTCGCCCTTCCCGGCAGGTCTTCTATCTCCAACCCAACACCCTGCGCTTCGTCTCGCCGATCACCCGGCAGACCCAGGTGCTGCGGCGCGAAGGCGCCCGGTGGATCGCCGACCTCACCTTCGACCCGCTCAACGCCCGGCTGGCCGGCGTGCTGGAAGGGCTGCTCGCGGCCCTGGCTGGCTCCGTCAATACGGTCCGGCTGCGCGACTTCCGGCGGGAGTTCCGCACGGGCGATCCGCGCAGCCAGGGCGACGTGCCGACCGGCCCCTACAGCTTCACCGACAACACGATCTTCACGGACAATACCGGCCTGGTCGTCGGGTCCGGCAATCCTTCGCTCGCGGCCGGAGCGCCGCGCGGCGCGCTGCAAATCATCACGCAAGGCTGGTGGCCGAACGCGATTGCCGTGGGGGCGGGCGACTGCATCGGCCTCGGCGGGCGGCTCTACATGGCGACGGAGCGCATCGTCGCCTCGGGTGCGGGCACGGCGACCATCCCCATCGCGCCGCCGCTGCGCGCCGCCGCACCCATCGGCGAGGCGCTGGTCTTCAACAACGTGACCACCCCCATGCGCCTCGTCTCTGACGACGAGAGCGTCAACCCGACGCGCCCGGGCCGCTTCACCGCGATCTCCTGCCGCTTCGAGGAGGCCCTGTGACCGATCCGGCCATTCGCGCCACGCCCCGGCTTACCGATCAGGCGGCTTCCGCCGCCACGGCCCCGGTCGCCGCGCCGGTCATCCTGTGCGATCTCGACTTCGCCTCCGGCCCCTTCCGGGTCTGGACGGGTCTCGGGCAGCTCTCCTGGGCCGGCCGCGTGTTCGAAGGCATCGGGAACCTCGGCGTCATGAGCGACGTGGAGGAGACGGTCGAGCTGCGCGCCGTGCGCCTGACGCTCTCGCTCTCGCCCGTCCCGCAGTCGGTCATCGACATCGCTCTCTCCGAGCGCTCCTACCGGCTGCGGAGCGCGCGGCTGTGGCTCGCCCTGCTCGACGAGGCGGGCGGCTTCGTCGCCGACCCTTTCCCGCTCTGGGCGGGCATCATGGACACCATGGAGGTCGTGGACGGCGCGGAGCCGCGCGTCACGCTCTCCTGCGAAAGCCGCCTCGTCGATCTCGAACGCGCCGAGGTGCGCCGCTACACCGACGCCGACCAGCAGGCCGAATACCCGGGCGACCGCTTCTTCGAGTACGTGCCGGCCCTGCAGGACGCCGAGATCAGGCTGCCGCGCCGGTGAAGCGGCTCCCCGACTGGCCGACCCGGCTCGCTGCGGTGCTGCGGGAGGCCGAGCATCGCCCCTTCGACGACGCGCGCTGGAACTGCGGACGCTTCGTGCTCGCCTGCGTCGAGGCCATGACCGGGCAACGCCCCTCCTGGCGCGCAGCGCCCAGCCTCGAAGCGATGGCGGCCAGCGCGGGCTTCCCGCCCATCGCGCCGGCCCTCGCGCGGCCGGGCGACGCGGTGATGGCGCCCGATCCCGATCGGCTCGGCATCGTGGTCGCGGCTGGCCGCGCCGCCTTCGTCGGGCCGCGCGGCCTCCTGCACATCCCCGCCGCCTCCTGCGCGGCGGCCTGGAGGATCGGCTGACGGCACCCTCGCGGCAGCGCGGCCGGCCGGATGTTCCAACCCCAGCGGCGCCTTCGGTCGCGATGCCGCGAGGAGCCCTCATGCCCGCCGCCATCCCCATCGTCGCGGTGATCGCTGGCGCGGTCGGCTCGGCCGCGGTCGGCGGCGGCGTCATCGGCGCCCTGGTCGGCGCGGGCGCCGCCATCGCCGTCTCCGTCATCGGCGGCGCCATCTTCTCCTCGCCGCGCGCCGCCAGCAGCGCGAACTTCAACGACACGAGCGGCGGGACTACCAGCACCGCCGTCGAGGCCCAGACCCGCACGCAGTCCTTCCGGCAGGCGATCACCGAGCACCAGATCGTCTTCGGGTGCGCGAAGGTCAGCGGCCCCATCGTCTTCATCCACAGCGCCACCGACGATGAGGGGCGGGAGGACGGCTACTTCCATGCCGTGGTCGTCCTGGCGGGGCACCGCGTCCGTTCCATCGGCGAGGTGTTCCTCGCGGACAAGTCCGAGGCCGATCCTGTGTTCAGCGGGCTGGTCCGGATCGACCGTCATCTGGGCGACCCCGATCAGGCGGCGAACGCGAACCTTGTCGCCGAGACGGGCGGGAAGTGGACCGCCGATCACCGCGGGCGCGGCCGGGCCTACATCGCCGTCCGGCTCAAGATGCGCCCCGAGGCCTTTCCTTCCGGGCCGCCGAACATGGCCGCCATCGTCGAGGGGGCCGATACGATCTACGATCCGCGCACCGGCGGCTTCGGCTGGACGGACAACGCCGCGCTCTGCCTCGCATGGTATCTGACCGCGCCCTTCGGCTGGCGGGCGTCCTGGGACGAGATCGACATTCCCTCGGTGATGGCCGCGGCCAACATCTGCGACGAGATCGTCGGGCGTCGCGACGGCACCGCAGAGCGCCGCTACACGGTCAACGGGCGCGTCTCCCTGCGCGAGGGCAAGATCGCCATCACGCGGAAGCTGCTCGCCGCCATGGCGGGCACACTGGTCGTCTCGGGCGGGCGCTTCATCATGCACGCGGGCGCCCCGGCCATCCCCGCCTCCTCCATCACGGCGGGCGATCTGCGCGGCGACGTGAGCGTGATCGGCAGCCGTTCCCGGCGCGATCTCTTCAACGGGGTGCGCGGGGTCTATGTGGACCCTGCGAAGAACTGGCAGCCGACCGACGCGCCGCCGCTGCTGGCCGCGAACTATGTCGCCGAGGACGGGGGCGAGGCCATCTACCGCGATCTCGACTTCGCGCTGACCACATCGCCCGCGACGGCGCAGCGCCTCATGAAGATCGAGCTCGAACGGAACCGCCGCCAGCGGACCGTGAGCATCCAGGCCAATCTATCCGCGCTCCGCTTCCGTCCCTGGGACGCGGTGATGGTCGCCATCGACCGCATCGAGCCCTTCCCCGCGCGGATCACGGGATGGCGCTTCGCGCCGGAGGGCGGCATCGACCTGACGCTCACGGAGGAGGATGCCGCCGTGTGGGAGTGGAACCCGGCGGTCGATGAGCGGGCGACGGGCGAAAGCCCCTCGGTCGTGCTGCCGCGCCCGGGCACCATCGCGAGCCCCGCCTCCATCATCGTCGGCACGCCCACCGTGCCGGTCTTCGTTGCGCTCGGCGTGGATTGGGCGGCGGTGCCCTCGGCGCATCTCGCGGGCTACGACGTCGAGGCGCGACCCGCCTCGGTGGGGTTCTGGCTTGCCGTGGTGGCCGGCACCGGCGCGTTGTATGTCGTCTTCCCGACCGGCGAGCCGACAGCCTTTCGGGTGCGCGCGCGGGCGCAGAGCGGCGCGGTGTCGGGATGGCGCGAGGCGCTGATCCCGAACGCGCCCTCCGGCCTCGCCGCCACCGGCGTCGCGGGCGGCATCCAGATCACCGGCAGCTACCCGTCCGGCGTGACGGGGGTGCAGGTCTTCGAGGCGGCTTCGAACAACCTCTCGGCCGCGGCCTTGCAGGCGACGATCACCGCGCTGCCATGGACGCGCAGCGGGCTCGCCACCGGCGATGCGCGCTGGTTCTGGCTCCGGGGCGTCTCGCCGCAGGGCAACCTGTCGGCCCTGATCGGCCCCGTCACCGCGACCGCGCTGTAGGGATATCGGCATGCCCGCACGCATCGACGACCTGCTTGTCCTCAACACGGCCGTCAACAAGAACGACCTCGCCAAGTATCTGCGCGACCGCGAGGCGGTCCTTCCCAACGACTTCGGCGGCCTCGGCGATGGCGTGGCCGACGATCGGACGGCCATCCAGGCTTGCTTCGACCGCGCGGGGACGGATCAGAAGTTCGCGGTCATCCCGCCCGGCACCTGGAACGTGTCCGGCACCGTCACCCTGCCGGGCGCCGCCCGCGGCCTGATCATGCAGGGCGCCATCCGCTACACCGGCTCGGCGCCCACCTCGGTCCTGGTCCTCGGGGACGGCGGCACCACGCGCAACGGCGAGAAGCTCTACACGGGCCTGAACGTCATCCGCGCCACGCAGTCCGACTGGTCCTCCGAGGCCGATATCGGCATCACCGTGCGGAACGTCGATGCGAGCCAGATCGAGCTGCGGCGGGTGGAAGGCTTCACCATCGGCATGCGCACGCTGGGCGACGGCCGCGGGGTGGAGGACAGCACCTTCATGCTGGGGCGCATCGTCAACTGCCGCATCGGCCTCGACATATGGTGCGCGACCGCGACGGCCTGGAATACCTCGGTCCGCTACTACGGCGGGCACTTCGCCTGCGCGACCGGGGTGAACGCCGCCCAGGACCGCTACGGCATCCGACTGGGCAACGAGCCGGGCGCCTACACCAACCACAACCGGCACGTCTTCGACGCGCCGAACTTCGAGCTCCGTCAGGCGGGGTCCAACCTCGCCATCCCTTTCCTCAACCAGACCTCAGGCTCCGCCATCATCGCGCGGAACATGCGCATGGAGGCCTGCTCGCCCATCGCCGCCCGCCACACAGCCGGCGCCCAGGATTGCGAGTACGACGTGGCCTGGACCAACACATACCTGGTCGGCATCGACTACACCCCGACCGCCAACCGCTGCGGCAACGCCGTCATCAACCGCCACCGCGCGCCGGCCTCGCGCTTCACCCGCTACCTGGCCGGGGTGGAGAACGTCCGCGCCAAGGCCTTCCGGCACTCGGCCACCGAGATCGGCGTCGAGGGGCTGTGCACCATCGCCACCTCCACCACCGCGGCCACCCTTATCGCGGACTTCTGCTTCAACGGGCTGACCGGCCTGACGCCGACCGCGCGCGGCGTGCAGCTCGCCGCCAACCGCGGCCTCGGCTGGGTCCTGGACGTCACCCAGGCGAAGGAGTTCGCCCTCGCCCATTGGCTCGTCTCCGGCGCCGCCGGCGGGCGGCTCTTTGCCCGCTGCTTCGACGCCGCGGGCCAGATCCGCGAGAACCTGCCGGGCGACCTGCTCGCCTCGCTCACCACGATGCTGTGGAACGCGCCCGCCAAGGGCTGGAACGCCGGCGCGCCGATGGACGACGCCAACCTCAACCGGCGCATGACGCTGCGCTTTGGCCCCGGCGTGGCCTTCGCGCAGATCGGCATCATCGGCTTCGACGGGGTGATCGAGCTCGAGGCGCTGCGCCTCTTCGGGCTGCCGGAAACCGCCCCGACCATCCTGAACGGCACGCCGACGATGCCGAACTCCGGACAACGGAGCTTCGTCGCGGAGGTGGAGGTGGACCTGCCGAGCCTCGCGCCCGGGGCCGAGCACCTGTTCGACGTGACGCTGCCCGGCGCGCGGCCGGGGGATCTGTGCAGCGCCGCGCTCGCCACATCGAGCCGCTTCGTGCAGGTGGCAGGGCATGTATGGACCAACAACACCGTCCGCGTCGTCGCGCGCAACGTCACTGGCTTCAGCGTGGATCTGCCCTCCGCGACGCTGATGGTGGAGGCGAGGAAAAGGACGGTGCCGTAATGTCACTCTGACCGCGCGCCACCCGCAGCGAGGGGGTCGCGACCGACCTGCCATCGGCGAACCGTCACGGAGAACCCGGCCGCCCGGTAGGCGCGGCAGGCGGCGCCGTTCTCCTCCGTCGTGGTGAGCAAAAGCCGCGCAACGCCTGACCGCGCAAAGTGCCAGCGCAGATGGAGCGCGAGGCGGCGGGCGAGGCCGCGCCCGCGCGCCTCAGGCACCGTCAGAAAATGGCCGATCAGCGCCGTCTCGCCCGCGACACCGATCGTGCCGGCCATCGCCACGATGCGACCACCCTCGCGGATGGCGGCGAGGGGAAGGTCCGCCATGCGGGCCGACAGCACCGTGTCGGGGTTGTGCTGAGCCATCGTCGCGGCGGCCTCGGCGAACCCCGCCCGGCCCAGCATCCGCGCATCGGGATCGGGAGCCGCGCCGCCGGTCGTCGCTGCCATCGCGAGCATTGACTGCGGTGGTCCGAGCGCATCGCCGGCGAGCGCCAAGACCTGCGCGTGATGCGCTATCGTCAGGTGCAACTCCAACCGGCCGGGCCATTCGAGCAGCCCCCGCAGATCCTCCTCGTGCAGATCGCCGACGGTGCTGAACACCGCAATCCCGTCGAAGCGCGCCCCGAGCGCTGCCCCGCGCCGCGCGTGCCCGATCCGCACGAGGGACACGTCCTCGCCCCGCGCCGAATCGGCCTCGGCGAGCGCCAAGTAGAAGGACAGCATGGCGTCGCCCGCGACAAGGTGCCGCAGCAGCTCGAGGTCGCCGGCGGGGAGCCTGGAGAGCGGTACCATCCTCGTTAGCTGCCATGTGGCACCGCCCCGCGTCTTGAACGAAACCGGCCATTGACCCGCGCCACCGGCTCTCGGGATGGTCCCGGCATGACGGCCCATCCGCCCCTCCGCATCCTGCCGCTGCCGGATCTCGGCGGCATCGAGGTCGCGCG